TCGGTTTGAATGACAAACTACTCAAGAACTATGTTGAGTGGGTTGCTAACCGTCGCATGAAATCTATTAACATGAAGCCTGTATTTGATCAACCTATCTCTAACAATCCACTACCATGGACAGAGCACTGGTTGAACTCCAAGTCTATGCAGGTGGCACCACAAGAGACAGAGGTTGAGTCCTATGTCATTGGTGGTATCAAACAAGATGTTGGTGAAAAAACATTCTCTGGATTTAAACTATGATGAACGAGTGGAAATCTATACTATTTAAAAGTGAACCACCACAAACTCCGTTTGCTCCTAGCTGGGACTTTAGTATAGCAGAAAAAATAATTAAGATAGATCTAGAGTCTCTTGCTGATATTATATTAGAAAAAGAAAAAGAAATTAAAGATGAGTTTCCTGCCAGTAGTGATGGTAATACTGGTTTAGGTCCTAATAGTCTTACCTCCAGGTATAAACATTTTAATGTTTTAAGTTGGGGATTTCCTGTTACTGATCAACTGCATAAAGAAATTAAAAAATTTCATAAACAATATTATACACAGTTGTTTGGTAAGTTTGAAAAGGTTCCTAATCTTCGTATTAGATGCTGGGCAAATGTTATGAGGAGAGGAGAACAAATCAAAAAACATTGGCATGCCGCTCACCCTTATACATACCTAGGAGGACACTTCACGGTCACTGCTGGCGACACTTGTACAGTGTATGTCAATCCAATGGATGACATTGGTGGTGTATATAGAGCAGAAAATATACCAGGAAAGTTAACTTTTTTCCCAAATTATATTCCGCACTACACTTCCATTCATCGAGAAGACTTTCCTAGAATTACTATTGCATTTGACCTTTCTACAGTAGACCAGAGGTTTGTTTATGATGATGCTGATACGCTTATAAGATTATGAATCCTGACACTCCATTACCTGTGCCTATGAGGGCAGACCCTAATCAACCCAGGGCAGTCCAGAAATATCTGGAAGTAATGAAACAAGTTGATCGTAACGATCAGTATACGATCTATTGGTGGACTAGGATGAATGAAGAAGAGCTGATGCAGGTAATGCAAAAGTTCTGCTGGGATAATAGTATTGATTACAATACTGTAAACTGGGGTAAGTTTCTGCGTGGTGAAAACATCCCAGGTTACTGGGAAAATGCTGCACAATGAATATCTTTTATAGGTGGTTACATGGCATTAGAGTGGAGAGAGAAACTGCTCGCAACAAACCTACCCAATCAGGAGGAGAGAGACCTTCTGTCAAGAGGACCGAGCAGCCTAGCACAAGCGTGGAGACTAGGGGCAATGAAGTACAGATACAGATACCTGATCCGTGGGACCGATGAAGACACAGAGTGCTAAAGCGAAAGGTCGTAACTTACAGAAGTGGGTGAGACAAATGTTGATCGAGATGCTTGATGTCCATCCAGAGGATGTCGAGTCTCGATCTATGGGCGCAGGTGGTGAAGACCTGATAATGGCACGAGCTGCCAGACAAAAGTTCCCACACTCGATAGAATGTAAGAACGTTGAACGACTCAATGTCTGGGATGCATACGAACAGGCAGCATCAAACTGTGGTGACTATGAACCTATCGTAGTTATGAAAAAGAATAGGAAGAAACCTTTAGTGGTTGTTGATGCAGAATACTTCATCGGACTCTTTAATAAATAATAGAATACAGGATTATATTATGCCCCGATCACAGTTGACCAAGAATGATATCCTGTCAAAAGTTTATCAAATGAAAACAGATTTATATTCTGACGCTCATAAAGACAAGACAGGTCAATGGCATGATGGAGCTCACCATTTTCTGAATAAAGTATTGGATGCGGTCAATGAATATAGATGCTGAACAGACTGAAAACCCAAGAATATATGAAGCTACACTTGACGACTGGGAAGACTTCTGGTACAATGAGGACAAATAAGTAATCACTTCATGATCAAAACATTATTTGCTGCACTTGCTGCAGCTGCATTGGTTATTCCTGCACAAGCAGAACCAATTAGAGAAAGTGACTACAACACACCACATGCAATGGGGTGTATGCTCCTTGGTGAATGCACTGATGATGTAGTCAAGGTAACTTCCATGCTTGACATCTCATCTAATTACAATGATATGGAAGACTTTACCAGTGTGACTGGTGAGTTCCACAACATCCTACACTCACTCAATCAAGTTGGTGTGAATGTATTTCTTGCTGACCAGAAGTATTTCCCTGCAGGACATCGTGGTGTATACCATACTGTCTCTAATAACTTCTTCCTCAATAAAGATCACATGGGATCTCCTGGAGTCCTGATGATGGTTATGCGTCATGAAGGATGGCATGCAGCACAGGATTGTATGGCAGGAACGATTGACAACAGTCTTATTGCTATCATCAAACCAGAGGATGAAGTTCCTATGATCTGGCGTGTGTTGGCAGAGCGTACATACCCTGATTCTGCTGTGCCATGGGAAGCAGAAGCACAGTGGGCAGGTAGAACAGAGAACATGACAATGAATGCTCTTGCTGCTTGTGCTGGTGGTAATATGTGGGAAGTGTATGACCCAACACCTTTGACTAGAGAGTACCTAGAGAAAGAAGGTTACATCAAATAAATAGTTGTGCCTTACTCTTTACTCATGGAATCAAATCCGAAGAAGAAAGAGGAAGCCAAAAAGGAAAATAAATTTGAGTGGGCGGATGAGGGTGTATCAACTCTCGTCCGAGTTATTATACTTGGATGGTCAGCAGCAATTCTGACCCTTAATTATGTAACTGTTCCTGGTATTCCTCAAAAAAACATCGATCCCACTTTTATCGCCAGCGTCTTCACGGGAACGCTTGCGACGTTCGGTGTCGTTGCGTCTAAAAAGAAAGACGATTCAAAGCAAGCACCTACATTGGAGAAGAAAGATGCAAAAGATTATTAACGGTGTCGCATTATTGTCAGGTCTAGTTTCTCTATCTGTTCTCGGGGGTGGTGCTTATCTTTACGTTCAAAAGGATACATTAATTGAAGGTGCTAGGGAGAAAGCAACTGCTGCTATCACCGAAGCAATCACAGAAGCACTTCCTTCTATGATAGACTCTGCTATGCCAGAGATACCTTCTGTGCCTTCTACCACAGGTGCTGCACTGCCATTCTGATATGGATATCCCAGACATTAGTACAGAGGGTATTAGTATTCGTCAACTCGATATCGGTCCAATTAATATATGGACTGCTCCCGAGGTACGAACTCCTAGTGTCCCTCCAATCTACCCAGTCACTAATATGATCGGGGTCCCTATCGTGGACATGCCTGGATGTGTAGAAGCACATGAACAAAATGAAAACAATAACTTTGACATCAATGATCTAGATCCAAAAGGTGTCAAAGTATTTTGTGATGCAGGTACACCATCATTTAATCCTATGGATTATGATAAGGGTCAGCTGAAGTTTACGAATGAAGCTCCTATACCTGCATACAAAGGATCAGAAACTAATCCACCTTCAGATACAAAAACAGATACACCAGCACCAAAGACACAAGCAGCAACAGCAGACATTCAATGTCCTACTCAAGAACAGTTAGATAAAGAACCCGTGGGGTTCCTGTTTGATAGTGGACGCAAAGAAATATTAGGATACAAGTTGGTCGGAGACCAATGTATCCGAGAGGTAGGTGATGTACCTATCATCACACAAGTATTAAATGGATTACCCCCAACTGGTGTTGTTATCACCACTGGGGGTATTGCTGTAGTTGCTACTACATCTGCACTGCTTGCTAAACCATTCGCTGACATTCTTCTGAAGGTAATCAAACCTACAGTGAAGAAAGTTCTGAAGAAGGTTGCTGCTATTCGGGGTAAGAAACCAAAGGTTGAATCTTTAGCGGAGCGCCGAGCAGAGCAGCGTCTTCGGAATGAAGCGATTGCAAAGCTTCGGTCTGTTGCGGCGAAGAGTCAGAAGAAGAAGAAATAGAGTGACGATGTTGCTTGACGGTATTAACATTGTTAACTACGACATCAGCACACACTTTAAAGTAAGGACTTCTAGGGTGAAAAGAAATTCCTTGCTGCATTAAAGTTCCGCAATTCTTAAGTCTCGCGATCTCAAAATCCAATCTTTTATTGGCAGTTATTTGTTGCATCATTGCAATGTTAGAAGCAGCTGCTTCCTTACATAGATCCTGCAGTTTCTTATCAGTAGGTGTACTCCAGGTCATAGAGAAACCAACACCTAGACTGTAGTTATCTTTCTGTCCTGTTCTAGTTTTTTTATGGAAGAGAATGTCACCAGGATTATCAATGATGCCGTCCCCCATTGTATTCCCGTCATCATCGAAGGCACCGAAGTTATCACTGATATCGTATACTGGATCGTTATAATAATCTTCGTATGGTTTAGAAGCAGACGCACTTCCTGTTACATACGGTGTAAAATTGCGAGTGGGACCTTGACACTGAATCCCACCACCATATGTGTTAGTAATATATGGTCCTTGTAATACTTGAATAGCTTGGTTCGTAACCGAGCCAGAGCTATTTGCTATTGGGGATGCCGTTGCACTTACACCCCCCACAGTTTCTGCATTTACAGGGGCAGTTACACTTACAGCTAGGGCAGATAGACATAATGCTTTTATTGTGAGAAGATACTTGTTGTGTCGGTTATGCTTGTAACCTCTGTTACTCTTTCTATAATCGTATGATTTTGTAGCCCTGGTCCATTGTAAGTTTCTGTAAACTGGAACGCTTGACCTGGTGCTGTCTGTGTGAAGCTTGGTTTTGATCCCACTCCTGTCCATGTTGAATTCACTCCATCTATTGTTACGTTGGTATTAGAAGTACCAGGGGAAAGATTCCCACTAGCACTAACACCTGAACCTGTGGCAGAATATTGATATCCTGTCGAGTAGTCCATGCTATTGATTGTTTCAGTTATCGTTTGCGTCGTTTCCGTGTGGCTCGTCATTGAGCCCTGGGTGAAGTTTGGGACCACGGGAACCGCCAGGGCAGCGGCAGGAATAAGACTTACTCCCACCGCAGACATCGCAATATATATGATTGTCTTTCCAAAATGGGTCATTGCGAATCTCCATCAGTCGATAACAGTGATCTCACTTACGAATTGTCCAGTAGCTGTACTACCAGCACCACCAGCCGTCACTCCAATTACACCAGCTGAAGTTATAGTACCAGCTAGAGAACCAGCAACTCCTGCAGTGTGAGAAGTTACGTTAGAGAAGTTAGGTACTGTACCTACAGTAGGAGCAGAAGCTGGGACTGCATCAGCCTGTGTATATGACTGACTGAATGTGAAAGCAGCGCCTGCTGTGTCTTGAGTGGCAGTAATAGTGCCAGGAGAATATACACCAGAGGTGATAGTACCAGCAGACACAGCACCTGCTGTACTACCATCCGTAGTATCAATGTTTGAACCAGAGATACTAAATGAGGAACCAATCCTTGTTGCCTGTGATCTAGCAGCATCAACAGTAAGTTGCACACTAGAAGCGTGTCTTGATACAAGTCCGCCTGCATTTGCTGCAGAAGCGGTCATCAGTAGCATTCCAAAAGTCAAAAAGACTTTTTTCATTTGATCTAATTTTTACCACACAGTTATTTAGCTTGACATGTCATGTTAACTGTGATACAATTACTCCAGTTGCTACCCCACTATGGTAGATGATTGGCGCTACAGTGAAGACCGCATGGACACTCGTTCTAGAGTGTATGCTTTGCTCTTGCAGCGGTTTGGTGGTGAGCTCAAACCAGATGGTACTCCTGTATACAGTCAAAAAAGCATTGTAGAATGTAGTCATGACTGGGTATCCCAAGGAAACAAGAGGACAGATGGGATAGTGGCATACTACAAGGCATATTATGCCCCTCGCCGCCTTGACCCTACATAGATACTGTGCTATCATGTGAACTGACGTAATGAACCGAATGATCTCACACGCACTTATGGCTGCTGGTCTCTCATTTATGATTCCAGCGTCACTTCCACCATTGGAAGGATCTGTACCTGTTCCTGTAGTACAATACGAACCTACTTGGCAGTGTGAAGACTGCACTCCAGAGGAACAGTATGTACTTGCAGAACTACAAGAACGAACAAAAATTACTGATAAGAATGCTCTTGCTACACTGATGGGCAACATCAAGCAGGAGAGTAAGTTCATCTCCAACATCTGTGAAGGTGGTGCTCGTGTCTCTTATAAGAACTGCTTGTCTGGTGGATATGGTTTAATCCAGTGGACCAGTATCGGTCGCTACCAAGGTCTTGGCACTTTCTGTGCTAAATATCAATGTGATCCGAGCAGTTTATCTGGTCAGACTCGATGGATGATTAACGAACCTATCTTCCAAAGGTATCTTCCAGAGTTTGAAGGACGTGGATACTCCATCTCGCAATACATGGTTCCTGCTTACTACTGGTTAGGGTGGGGTATTAAAGGCAACCGTGAAATCTATGCCTATGACTACGAAGCTAAACTTAAACTAGTATGACATTCCCTGCACCAAAATATCTTAAAGACGATCCTTGGTTCGGACCTGCAACATTAAGCGAGACCCAAGAGGTTTTAAAAGCAAGAATTGATCTTTGTGTAGCAGAACAACTCTTGTTGGCAGAAGAAGAGACTGGGATTCCAACTAACATCCACGAAGTCATGTATCAAATTGCCACAAGCACTGGCAAAACTACCACACAACTGGATCCACAATCTTGGATGTCTGGTTCTGGTATCAACCAATTTGCTTGACAACACCTAGTCACTGTGCTACTATATACAGTGTTCAAGAGGTTGCAAAGTCTGTTGTTCTGGACAGGGGTTCGATTCCCCTCACTTCCATCGGGTAGGTGTCCGAGTGGTTAAAGGAGACGGACTGTAAATCCGTTAGCTATGCTTACGTTGGTTCAAATCCAACTCTACCCACTCTGGGGGTGCCATGGTTTCGACAGGGCAAAAAGGTTGTAATTGTTGACGGAACAAAACC